TGTATCTCACCGAGGTGTGTCCAGTTGGGCACACCTCTTATTTTTTTGTCCTTAATCTTCTAGCCCATGGCTCCCGGCTGCATTTTTCAAATATTCCTCTGGGTCACCGTTCAGAATCAAATCGGCATAGCCCAGCGGATCATTGTAGATGAGGTAGTCCAGTTCCGTCTGCTGTGCCATAGTCACATTCAGTGCATCCTCGACCCCGGTGCAGTCGATGGAGATTTTTCTCCCATCCCGGAGCAGCAGCTCAACGCACCCGGTATCCATGTTGAACGAACAAGCTCTTGCATCATACTTCATTATCATGTCCTCCAAATCTTGTTATTGGCTTACGGTCTATGACAAGGTATCGGAGTTTTACGCCGTCCACGGGAGCCTTCATTGGTCGCAAGACCAATATGCGGCCAACACGAAACAGCATCTGTTGCGACATGCAATTCGCAGTTGTTGCCAACGAATCAAATATGCGAATTGCTATCGTACCCGAAGAAAACGAAAAATCCGAACCCTTCTCCAATCGGAAACAGGTTCGGATTTTTCTTGTTTGGTGGGCGCGGGTGGATTCGAACAAGCTCAACTATCACAATTCGCTGGATGCGCTTTGAAATTGTGATGGATTCATGCGCATTTTTTGAATTTCACCAAAAATCAATTATCGGCTATCACAACCATTTAGGAACAAAAACGGGTTACAAAGTGGGTTATTTTGCACGCGGAGAATACTCTGCCAGAGCATCTGAAACGGCCATTGCTGCCGTGTCAGCCCTGCCGTCAACAGCATGGCTGTACCAACCGTAAGTATCCATACTTTTGCTGTGCCCTACCATGCGGCGCAGTTCTGCCGGGGACACGGCATCCTCGATGATGCTCACAAAGGTGTGCCGCAGCTCATACAGGCTGACCGGCGGGTCAATGCCGTTGCTGCGCTGGTAGAACTGCCAGTAGTTATAGAGGCTGTGCTCATTCTCCAACAGGAAGATTGGATCATCCCCCCGAAGAGGCCGCTCCTCTTCAAAGGCCCGCTGCTGCAGCTGAGCGTGGAGTTCCGCAGCCGCCAGCGGATGCAGGACCACCGTGCGGATAGCGTTTTCGTTCTTGCCGTGTGTTTCCTCATCAAAGGTATTGATGGCCCGGGCAAGATGCAGCCGGTTGCCCTCCATGTCGCCCACGCGCAGCCCCAGCAGCTCCCCGGGGCGTAGGCCGGTCAGGACCGCAAAGCGGTATGCATGGATATTGGCATCCTGTTCAACCTTGCCACGGACGATGCGTGTATCTACAGAAAGCAGAACCCGCAGCGCGTCCGGCTGAAGGATCTTTCGGCCCTTTGGACGTGCTCCCCTGGGTACCGTGAGCCTCTCGTCCTCTGGCCGCAGGGCGGTGTATTTGTGCTGCCTTGCCCATTTCACAAAGCTGACTTCAACCGCTCGGATTCCCTGCAATGTTTTCCTCGAGAGGTTTCCCCTGCTCTTTCGAGTGGCCTGCGGTTTCATGCTGCCTTCCTTGTATGCCCGATTCAGCACATCCTGCAGCATTCCCGTATTCAGGTCACCGATCCGGCGGTCACCCACCACTGGCAGGATGTAGTTCTGTCCGAACTTCTCCACCTGCTGGGCATAGCTTGTGCCGGCGGTGGCCCGCACCGAGATCAGATACTCGTTCCAGACCTCCAAGCAGCGCTTGGTGGTGCTGCAAATGCCCTCATCCAGCCAGGCATCTGCTTTTGCATTTGCTTCCCGCTGGCCGGTACGACCCGGCTTTGCGCTGGTGAACGTCTTGCGCACCCCGTCCTTCTGCACCTTGATCTGCCAACGGTTCTGGTTCGGCAGCCACTGGGCGGTATTGGTTCTTCGTCCCATAAAAAATACACCTCCATGGGTACACTTTGACAAGCCCGCCCAAAAGAGGTATAATCGCAGTGTCGAGTGTGCGATGCCCTCTTCTGGGTGAGCCGCTTCTTTTAACTCCTTCGGTGTTCCAGCACCGGGGGAGTTTTTTTATTTACAATCAGTTGTTCGTACGGTAGATAACCTCCAAGCCCTGATTCGGGTGATAAGACCAGGTAACTGTCACATCATCAAAGCTTTCCTTCTGGCGGCCATCAATTGCTCGTGTATTTGCCATTTCTTTATAAAGCCATTCTGGCAATCCAAGTGCTTTGTTGGTCAGTTTTACATGCTCCAAGCCAGTTTCATTAAAGATAATCGAGCCGCCTTTCATGTTAAGCGGATTATTATCAATCGTCATATAGGAACCATCTTCAGCAACTGAAACCGTTACGTCATTATAAAGATCATAAAACAGTTTAAAATCCGGTGCCATTCCCTTTTTATAGAAAGTTGGTGCTATATCCTCATCCAGAGATATGAGAGTTTCCTTTCCATCTTCATTTACAACTTTCCAAGTTGCCATAATAACAGGTGCACCATCATCGGCGAACCGTTGAACTTCTCCCTTAAATGTAACGTCCTGATCATTGAATACGTTCTTGTAATAGTCGTATAGACTTTCTTTTACAGCCGCATACACACGCTGCCCATTTTCCACAACGGAAAAGCACTTATAGTTTGTATTTGTTTTCTCAACCGAGTATGTAAAATAATATCCGAAGTCCGTATGGCCTGAATAGGCCACATAATCGCCTATTTTGTACTGCACTCCCTCTGCAAATGCAGACATTGCAAGTACAAAACAAAGTACCACCATCAACGCCATTGAAACTATTTTCTTTTTCATACAAAAGACCTCCTATGTTTGTTTATATTTCCGTCAGCGCGTATAATTCTGCGCTGCACTCGTCGAGCTTCGTTTTAGCATTATCGCTCATATATGACAGATATGGTTCAAATGCCCGATGATATTTTATTGCCCAGTTCTGCTTTGCTTTGGGCGATTTCAAACTTTCTATTTTGTCCCGGTATTTTTCTTGTGTACGCTGGACAATTTCATTAACGGCTTCTTCTCGAAACGTCAAATCCAGATATTTTTCCAACGAGGAAGTTGTAGTTACTTTCACGCCATACTTTTTACAATCTTCCAGCTGTATTAAACGGCCAACACAAAAATCATACCGCATAAAGAACACCGACGGTTCTGTGGTAGAGGAAAGAATCTTAGCACTTTCCTGAGCCTGTTTAAGAAATTGCGGTGCTAATATTTGAGCGTTCATGCGAGAATCAACCAAATCCATCTGGCCCATCCATTCGGGGTTCGGAGAATACCTGGACGGCTCTTCCGCCGCATCCATTGCCATCTTTCCGACTACCTTTGTAGCCTTTTTCAGCCAACCAAAAACGCCCATGCGGTACCTCCAACATCAGATATCCCGGCAGAGCCCCACGGCCTTGCCTTCAATGACAACGGTGTTCATATCCTCCCGGCTGAGGATGATGCTGCTGAAAGCCGGATTCTCCGGCCGCAGTTCAATGAAGTTCTCGTGCAGATAGACATGCTTCAGGGTGGCCTCTTCCCCGATCCGCACAGCAGCGATCTCGCCGTTCTCCACCTCTGGCTGGCTGCGAATCGCCACCAAATCACCATCGTGGATGCGGGGTTCCATGCTGTCGCCCTTGCAGGTTAGTGTAAAGGTGGAGTGCCAGCGGGAAGGCACGCACACCATTTGCTCGATGTTCTCTTCTGCTGTGATGGGCGTACCGCAGGCGATCCGCCCTACAAGCGGCACCACATCCATGGCTGGCATCGGCTCAAAACCCGGCGGGATGGTGGGTTCTTTGGATGCAGCCGGGGAGGGCTGCTCTTCCCAACCCATCAGGTAGGCCGGGGTGGTTTCAAGCGCCTGAGCGAAAGCAGCGATTTTGGATTGAGGGATGTCTGCCTTGCCACGTTCGATTTTACTTATAGAAGATTTATCTTTATAGCCCATCTTGTGAGCTAGCTCTTCAACTGTCAAGCCAAGCTCCGTGCGGCGGCTTTTGATTCTGTCGTATAGAGTTGCCATAAAATCACCAACCTTCGCTCTTATCTTACCACAGAGTGGAATGATATTCAAGTATTTTTTGCTTTTTTCTCAAAAAAGGTTGACTTTGTTTCCACTCAGTGATATCATACAGGAAGTGGAATGCAATTCCACTTGAGAGGAGGTGAAAACAATGACCGATACCACTACGCTTCGTTCCATCATTGCAAACTCCGGGCTGAAGTATAAAGCCATTGCGGAGATTATGGGCCTTACACCGTATTCTTTGCAGATGAAGATTGACAATGAAACCGAGTTTAAGGCGAGCGAAATCGACACTCTTGCCAACACTCTCGGCCTGACCATGCAGCAGCGTGATGCCATCTTTTTTTGCAAGAAAAGTGGAATTTAATTACACTGTGTAGGATGTTCCAAAAGGAGGTACAACCACATGACCGACATCACCCTATCCAACAAGGAGGTGAAGAAGATGAAGGAAACAAAAAAGCCCGGCGAGCCGCTGGAGACGGCAGGTCGGGCGCAGGAAATTCAGCTTTCACAGCTGGACGACCGTATTCTCTGCCAAATAGATGAAACGGTTATCCAGAACGTGAAAGCCTACTCGTTCGCTCAATCCAGCAACGGGAAAGCGTTGCTGAATTTGAGCATTGAGGTCAATGCGGAAGTTGTGTCAACCACGATACAAGTGCAGAGGCAACCGCACTTGTAACCCATGAATGCCGTTCCATCGTTTCCGAAAACTTGGACAGCAGCCCCCGCTGTGGAGGAATTTGCTCATTCACAATCATTTCAACAAGGTCGATCAGCTTCTGGACTTGCTCCTTATCTGGCGCATTTTCAGCCTCTGCCCGATCACGCAGTTCACGAAAGCTCGTCTGATAGTTGATGGTTGCTGTGTTGGCTGTTCCAATTACAGAGCCATACGCTGTGCCGATATTGTAAATAGTGCTCTGGTGTTGTTCCGTTTCTTTCTGTTTTTTCTCGACCTCGGTCATATAGAACGCTTTTATTTGCTCCTGTTCCTTTTGGAAGTACGATGCCTGTGTTTCTGTGATATAAAGCCGTTCCTTTGCCGGATTGATAACAACATCATCTATTTTGATATCGGTCCCCGGGCGAAACCCAATATACCGACGATTCGTTGCTTTTTCCCGATTTGGCAAACCCGGAACAGTCGCAACGATCTCACCGTTTCGCTCAATTTGCATATTCAAACCTTGCATCTCTAAAAAGCTCTCAAAAATCATTTTATCACCTCCTTTCCCATTTCAGTATAGCACGGGAAGGGAGCCACAAACAAGGAGGTGAGCAACGTGAAAAAGCCTTATCTCAAAATCAGTCGTCTGGCAGAAGACCAGGATCTCAACCAGGGCGCACTTGCGGCCCTGATTGGGGTAAGCTCCAACACGATGACCGCACGGCTCAAGGGGACACAACCTTGGAGGAGTGACGAAATCGTCATCATCTGCAGAGCACTACACATCCCGCAAGAAAAAATCGGGGAGTATTTCTTCCCGGCAATCGCAAAGGAGGAAAAGACCGCATGAAGATCAAATCCCGCGTCTGGTACTGGCTGGCTGCTGCCAGCGGTGCCGTAAGTCTGCTGTACGGCATGGGCATCGAGGGCGGTGCACAGCTGGGCAGCTCCATCTCTGACAGCCAGTTCGTCACGGCCCTGTGCCTGGTTCTGGCAGCGGTAGCGTTCCTGCGGCTGGGCTTTGCCGCCCAGGATCGTGAACAGAACGCCCGCCGCTATGGCCGCGTTGACCGCACCCACGCCCGCACCGAAGAGCCGGAGTACCGGCAGAACCGGAGGGGCGCATGAAAACAAAAGAGCCCGCCCGTGCTGGTAACACGGACGAGCCCAAAGGGTGATGGAATTCACAAGCCCCATCACCTTTGATGATATCATATCAGGAAGGATTTTACAAATGAAAGGTATTTTAGCAGAGCCGGGCAAGGCACCTGTGATCGCATCCCTGCCCGACAGCCTGTGGGCCATTGAGAACCGGCTGGGAACTCCCTGCGAGATGATCGTGCTGCCTCGCACCCCGGCGGTGCTGTTCGTGGGCCGGTACGATGGCCCCATCCAGCCTGCCAGTCTGCTCAACCGGAAGTACCGAGGCCGCCAGCTTTACGGGCCCATCCTCTGCTACGGCTGGAAGGGCAACAACATCCAGCCCATGAACAAGGATGTACAGACCGAGATGCTGGACCGCCTGAAGGGCACGGAGGTGAGGGTATGATCATCAGCCAGAACAGCAACGATGTTTACTACGCCTATACCCGTGGGCGCTTCTGGCGCTGGGACGAATCCGCACGGGTCTGGAAGGAAAGCCATCTGCTGGCACAGAAGTTCGACAAGGCCAAGGCCGCTGAAAAGCATCTGACCCCGGAAACGTTTCTGACCAGCGACGAGTTCATCCCGATGGATGACTACGAGCTTCCGGATCAGATGCTGACGGCCCTCAGGGAGGCCAAGCCCTGCAAGAACGCACCCATCGACCCGGTGGAAGAGGATTCTTCCTCGGGTGTTCCTGCTCCCTGCATCTGCTCCACCTGCACCTGTGGCGGGTGCAAAGAAGAATGCTTCGGAAACTGCCACAGCTGCGGCCATCCCGTGCAGGAGTGCAACAGCTACCAGACCGAAGGCGAAAAGCATTTAACTCCCGCTCACTCTGCGGATGTTGACAAACCGGAAGTGCCCGGAACCCAGACGACACAGGACAAGCCCCTGACCACCGTGCCGGATGAGATGCGCCCGGCGTTCGACTATTCCGGGCTGACCGACCAGACCGTGGAGGACCTGCACTTTGCCGAGGACGAATACCGCCACGGCAAGCAGATGGCCGAGCGCGGCCTTGTCCACATGGGCAATGCCATTGCCGCTGCCCATGATGCGCTGTGCGGAGTTGTCGCATTGTGCGACAACGGTGAAGATGGAGCTTGTCGCACAATGCGAAAAGCTCGAAACAACCAGCATAGCGAGGATACGTTCAAAAGCTGGTGCGTATCCATCGGCATCACCAAGGATACCGCATACCGGTTGCTGCAGGTCTCGGCACTGCTGGACGGCAGCAGCCCCCGCCAGCAGAAGATCCTGAAGGAGCTGTCTCCCACTCTGCTGTATGCCGTAGCAAAGCCCAGCGCCCCTGCAGAGCTGGTGGAGCAGGTCAAGAATGGTGACATCACCACCAACAAGCAGTATCAGGAAGCCATGGCCCAGATCAAGGCCGAGAAGGACCGTGCCGCTGCCGCCGAAGCCCGGGAGGAAGAGGCGTGGAATATGGTAAGCAAGGCACAGGATGAAGCCCAGACTGCCAAAAACGACTTGGATGCCGCCCTTGCGGATGTGCAGGGGCTGGACAAGGAAAATGCCCGGCTGAAAGCCGAGAAAGAAAAGGCAGAACGGAGCTATAACGAAATGTACGAAAGCCGCATTGCGGCCAACCTCCAGCGCCAGAAGGCCGAAGCCGAGCGCGACAGGGCCGAAGAGAGGGCAAAAAATGCCGAAGACGCTTTGAAAAAACAGCCCATCACGGCGGTCATCGATGAGGAAGAGATCGACCGCCGGGCCGCAGAAAAAGCCTGGGGCCTTGCAGATGCCCGGAACGCCGAACTGGCCAAGGACAACGCCAACCTGAAGAAACAGATTGCGGCACTCCGCTCCCGCATCAACGATGATGCCCAGGCAGATTTTGAGCAGGCCAACTACTGCGCCAGCCTGATGCGGGCGGCGTGGGATAACAGCAAGGCCAGCTATTCCCGGCTGGTGGGCGAAGATCTGGAAAGCACCTTTCAGACCATCTGCGGTACCCTGAACAGCATCATGGAGGAAGCCTCCCTGCTCTGCCGCCAGCCGCCTGATTATGACGGAGGTGACCGGGATGAATGAGATGTACTGTCTGGATCTTGACCGTTACGGCCCGCCCATGGAGCCGCCCGATGACTACTACTTTGCCCCCGACCGGGAGCCAGAAGAGGAGGAACTGACCAATGACGAATGAATTGACCGTCCGGGTAGAGCGCCCGGTGATCCCGGCTATGAACTGGAACAAGGATGAGGTGCAGAAGAACCTTGACGAACTTCTGGCCTCCTATACAGGCCGTGTGTACACGCCTGAATCCATCAAGGATGCCAAAGCCGACCGTGCTGCCGTCAACAAGTGGGACAAGCAGCTGGCTGCTGCTCTGACCGCCGCCAAGCGGCTTTACACTGACCCGCTGGAGGATTTTCAGAAGAGTATCCGAGAGATGCAGGCCCAGTGTAAGAAGATCTCCGGGGCCATTGATCAGCAGGTAAAAGCAGTAGAACAGGCCCAGCGGGAAGAAAAAGCATCCACCCTGCGGCTGGTCTACCGGGACTGCATCGGGGAGCTGGAACCTCTGATTTCTTTTGACCGTCTGCTTGTGCCCCAGTGGCTCAATAAAACCTTTGACCTCGCCCAGGCCGAAAAGGAACTGCGCAAGGCTGTGGAGACCCGACGGGAGGAACTCCGCCTCATCCGGGAGACCTGCGGTGAAGACGCTGAACCCTGCATTACCGAATACCTGCGGGCCTTGAGCGTCAACGATGCACTGCATGAGCACAGCCGCCGGGAGCACGCCCGTGCGGCTCAGGCTGAGGCAGAGGTCCAGCGACAGGCTGCAGAACGGGCCAGAGCCGCTGCACCGGTCATCATCCCGCCCACCGAGGAAGAGCGTCAGCTGAAAGAAGAGGCCGCACAGGAGGCCCGGAGCAACGCCTTTGTGACAGCTTCCGGGCGGCTGGACTGCGAGGTATTGCAGCAGTTTGCCCTGCCTGGCACAGGCCTTGCACCTGTCCGCAAACGCTACCGCTTCTGGGTAGATTTCACCCCGGAAGACATCGAATGGTTCAAAGCCGAAGCTAAAAAGCGCGGCTTCGCATATGGTTCTGTAAAATAATTGGAGGATTTTACTTATGGCTTTTTCTCGTCCCGGCGCACCTGCGCCCACCATGTCCGCAAATACCACTGGCACCACCACCGCCGCCCGGATGACTGCAATGCAGCAGCGTGCCGCCCAGAGCAGTGCTCTGCAGGCTGCCAGCCCGGCCAAGCCCGTGGAGATCACTTCTGCCGACGGCCAGCACATGACCGTCAGCTTCTCGGATGTCCGCAACTTCATCTGTCAGAAAGCCACCGATGCCGAATGCAAGATTTTCCTCGAGACCTGCAAGCAGTACCGCCTGAATCCCTTTACCAAGGAAGCCTACCTCATCCACTACGATAACAACAGCGAGGACACCCCCAGTACCATCGTTCTGGGCAAGAACTGCTACCTGCAAATGGCAGAGCGTCACCCCAGCTATGACGGCTTCGAGGCCGGGGTCATCATCTTCGATAAGGTGGCCGGGGAGTGCCAGAAGCGGGAGGGTTCCATCGTCTACGAGGACGAGGAACTTCTGGGCGGCTGGGCCAAAGTCTACCGCAAGGACCGCACCCGCCCCAGTTACGAGGAAGTGAAGCTGACCGAATACGACACCGGCAAATCTCTGTGGAAGGGCAAAAAAGCCACCATGATCCGCAAGGTTGCCCTTGTCCATGCCCTGCGGGAAGCATTCCCCTCCACCTTCGGCTCTCTCTATGACGAGAGCGAAGTCCATGTGGATGCCGAGTCCACCGCCGTGGAACTGGACGAAGCTGGACAGGCTTCAGCTCCCCGCTGGACCCGCATCAAGGAAGCTGTTGAACAGGCCGATGCCCTGACCGTGGAGGATGCTGACAGCGCAGACGACCCCTTTGCCGGGGGTGATGAATCGTGATCCTGACCCACAAGACCGGCGTTCTGCTCCACGGGACCCTTGCCAAAGACCCTGTGCTCAAGGACGTGGGCCAGAAGCGGGTCCTGAAGTTTGACGTGAAGGCGCACAGCGTCAAGACCGACACCGGCAGCTGGGAGAGCCTGTATGTTCAGGTCAATGTCTGGCACGGGCTGGACAAATGGGACGGGCTGCTGCTGAAGGGCGATGCCGTCACTGTCTTTGCCCGGGAGCTCAAGAGCCGGGAGTACAATGGCAAGACCTATTACAACGTGGATGCCGACGACATTCAGCCCGGCGGCATGGTGATCTTCCGGTGGATGCAGAATCTCATTGACCTTTGCACAGAGGCCCCGGCACCGCCCGAACCAGCGCTCACTCAGGAGCCAACGCCCTTTGATGAACCTGCCCCGGTGCAGACCAGCCTTTCCGGCGGGCAGATGTATCCCGGCGAAGACCTGGCCGACTATGCTCCCCGCGCCTCTCAGGCGGCAGCGCCTGCCGGGCCAGCCGCAGGCACCCCGGAAGCAGATGCCCTCATCGACGATGATGCGGATGACCTGCCGTTTTAACCACACCAGAAAGGAGTTCAGACCGTGGGCATTGACCCATCCCGTGGCTTTGTTGCCTTTCCCCGCGGTCTGACTGACTGGGAATGGTATTCAGAGCCCAACACTGCCCGCCTGTTTTTCCACCTGCTACTCACCGCCAACTGGCAGGAAAAGCAGTGGCAGGGCATTACCATCAGGCCCGGGCAGCTGGTTACAAGCCAATCTCAACTGGCAAAACAGCTTGATTTGAGTGTTCGGAACATCCGGACGAGCTTAGAACATTTACAGGCGACAGGCTATCTGACAGTCAAAACAGGCTCAAAATACAGCATTGTCACGATAGAAAACTATGCTTCGCTTGTTGGCAGTGACAGGCAAAGTGACAGGCAAGCGACAGGCAACCGACAGGCTGCCGACAACAACTTAACAAGTCTAACAAACCAACAAGCTAACAAGTCGTCGTCTGCGGCTGCGCCGGAGCCGACCGGACGACCGACGACCTCACCCTTGGTATCAGAGTTTGAACAGGATATCGGCAAGCTGAGTGCCTCCGGGAAAAGAGAGCTGACAGGATACGCTGACCGACTGGGCGAGGAACTGGCGCGGGTGATCCTGCGCAAGTGCATTGATGCCGGGGCACATAGCTGGGCCTATGTGCGGAAGGCTCTGATCGAGGCCGAAACCCAGGGCTGTAAGTCTGCCGAGGAGTACCGCATGACGAATCCCATTGGAGCAGGACGCAATAGGCGGGTGGATAGGCCGGAGCCCAGCGGGAATGATTTTCTAAAAAACGCAGCCCGCCGCCGTCCGCTCACTAAGAAAAAGGAGGAGCCCCATGTACCGGAAACATGAGCATTACCCCGACCCGACAGCTGGCCGGGCATTGGGCAGCCTCCGCCGAAAGGAGAACCAATTGAACACCGGAAAACAGTTCGAGGCAGACTGGAAAAGCTCCATGCCGAAGGATGCTTGGTGCTATCGACTGAAAGACAGCGCGACCACCTATTACGGCGGCAACGAGAACCTGAGCTTCTCCATTGATAACATCTGCGACTTCGACGTGTACCGCTACCCCATGCACCATTACTTCGAGCTCAAGACCATCGAAACGCCCAGCATCCCACTGGAAAAGATCCTGGGCCGATTCGACCGGGAGCGGCAGAAGTACCACAAGCTCAAACACATCACCGATATGGCCCACGCAGCATCCTTCAAGGGCCAGACCGCCCATGTGGTCATCAATTACCGGGGCAAGGTCAACCGCACCTTTGCCGTACCGGCCAGCGCTGTGCTGGAGTACATAAGCACCCAGACCCGCAAAAGCATCCCGTGGCAGTGGGCCGCCCTCAATGGCATTGAGGTGGCGCAGCATCTGCTGCGGGTCCACTGGCGGTATGACGTGGATGGGCTGCTTAAAAAATTGGAAGGAGATAAAACGAATGAGTCGTCCTCGTTATGATTGGTGGGCCTATGTCAAAGGAATGATTCGGCGTTATCCGAGCCTTTGTGCAGAGGAAAAAGCGTTACATGATATCAGCATATCCCCTGACTTGAGTGGACTTCCTCATGGAACTGGTAAACACTCCGATCCTGTGGCAAATGCAGCTATGCGCGAATTGCCTCCAATCAGCCGACATGAGATGGAAGCCGTTCAAAAAGCCCTTGAAACAACTCAATGGTTAGACAATGGAAAAGATCGGTTGCAGATGATAAAAATGGTTTTCTGGGAAAAAAAATATACAGTTGCAGGAGCCGCGCTAAAGTTGGGTTACAGCGAGCGTACAGTCGTTCAATGGCATGGAGATTTCATACGATTGACCGCTCGCAATTTCGGGCTTATGTGAGATGAATTTTTTTCATGTATTGAAGTATCCTTCAACAGATGGTATTATGAATTCAAATAATTTGCTGAAAGGATGTTCATTATGGCTGGCTGGGATGATATTTTACGAGAATTAGGAGATACGCCTTCTCAAACCGATATTGTTCGTCGCAAATATTTAAAGGCGCTTTCAAACTATACCGGCCGCAATACCATCGCATACTATTCTGCTTTTCTAACACGTTCTGTTACTGGAACTGATATCAATGATTCCGATATGACTGGTTTTATGAACGCATTGAAAGGTATGGACTGTTCAAAGGGCCTCGATTTAATTTTGCATACCCCTGGTGGCTCTCCGGCAGCAGCAGAGGCTATTGTAAGTTATTTGCGCAGTAAATTTCATAATGATATCCGAGTTATCGTCCCACAAATCTCTATGTCTGCTGGTACTATGATTGCTTGCGCAGCAAAAGTAATTATCATGGGAAAGCAATCTAGTCTCGGTCCTATAGATCCGCAATTCAATGGAATTCCTGCATATAATATTAAAGCCGAATTTGAAGAAGCTAAGGCGGATTTGGCTGTTCACCCTGAAAACGCTCAATATTGGGCTATCAAATTGCAACAGTACCCTGCAGCTTTCATGAAAACAGCGTTAGATGCAATTGAACTTTCTAGTAATCTGATAACAGTTTGGCTTGGAAGCTGTATGTACAATAGTTCTATCCCTGAAGAAAAGGCTATCGTTGAAAACATTGTTCAGCAGTTGAATGAGCATGACCGTTCTAAAACGCATGGCCGACATTTCAATATCGATTTTTGTCGTGATATCGGTCTGAAAATCGAAGAAATGGAGAAGGACAATCGTTTACAGGACAAGATATTGAGTGTTCATCACGCCTACTTGTTGTCACTTTCCAATTCTGATTCAATTAAAATTATCGAATGTCAAAATGGAAAGGCTGTAATCAACCATTCTAGAGCATAAAAGTCGAGTTTATATATTAGGAGGTTTTGTCCATGAGCACCGATTTGAATAAGCAAGTAGATGACTTATATAAAATTCTTCAAATAGTCGATACGTCTCGTCCGATTTCTAACAGCCTGCATATGGGTGTGCTTAACAATACTCTCCACAGTGAATTTTCTGCTCAAAAAAGTCCATCGGAGGGCATTTTATTATCAAACAGCGTAAAGGAAGTCAAATTTTTGCATTAAAAATCCTTTATTCTAAAATATAATATTATCATAGAAACTCGCAAGACATTAACTGGCCTTGCGAGTTTCTGTTTAGGCAGTCTCCGAAGTGCACCCTCCACAGGCATCATCGATTACTTCCTTACTCGACGGGATAGCTGCTTCTCACTGACACTTCGCGGACTGCTTCTATTATGCCGCCTGAGCGCAATGTGGTGCGCGTTCACGAGTGTAGTCGTGGAAGGTTCGATTCCAAGGGTGGTTCCAATTCGCCGCCGACCCCGTAGGCGGTACAGCTTGACGCATGGGGCTACATACTCCCCACCGGAAGCTCATGTGGTGGGTGGCGGGATCTCCTTGCCCGCCCTCTGACCTCCCCACATACGCCGGAGGCACCGGAATCCACAGGCGGGTTTCAGGTATTTTCCCGCTGGATGTGCGTCAATTGCCCTGCATGGAAACATGCAGGGATTTTTTATGCTATTTTCTGCCGTCCTGAGGGGCGGCTTTTTGTACCCTGACGACGAGAGAGGTGGTGACGTGTCGAATGAAAAGAATCTCATTCCGTTCAATGAACGAACGGAGAGCGAACAGAGAGAGATCGCCCAGAAGGGCGGCATTGCATCCGGTGCGGCCCGCCGCCGCAAACGGTCCATGCGTCAGGCGGCTGACTACTACCTGAGCCTGCCAGAGACCGACCGCCGCCGGGTAAACGCCATGCTGCGGGACCAGATTGACCCGGAGGACGTGGACAACCAGATGAGCGTGGTCATGGGCATTGCAGAGCAGGCCAAGCGGGGCAACCCTCAGGCCGCCGCCGTGCTGCTGAAGATGCTGGGGGAGGAAGCCGTGCAGGAGGACCCGGGCGCGGATGCTCTGGCAAAGGCCAAGGAGCTGCTGGGAGGTGTGGACAGTGCCATTGACTGAGTTTCAGCAGGAGTACCTGCGCAACTGTTCCCACCGGTGGAACGTCAAGACCGGGGCCACCCGAAGCGGCAAGACCTACCTGGACTGCGCTGTGACCATCCCGAAGCGGATCTGCGCGGCCCGGGGCGAGGGCCTGCTGGTGCTCATGGGCAACACCCTGGGCACACTGGAGCGCAATGTGCTATCCCTGATGCGGGAGCTCTGGGGTCCCGACCTTGTAGGTGTGATCCGCACCTCGGCAGCAGGCAACGTGGTACAGCTGTTCGGCAAGAAGGTCTATGTCCTCGGCGCTGACAACAAGAAACACATCGCCCGCATCCAGGGCGCTGCCTTTGAGTACGTCTACGGTGACGAGATCACCACTTGGGACGAGGGCGTGTTCCAGATGCTGAAAAGCCGCCTTTCCTGCCCCCACTCCCATTTTGACGGCACCTGCAACCCGGAAAGCCCCACTCACTGGTTCAAGAAGTTTCTGGACAGCGACGCTGACATCTACTGTCAGGCGTATACCATCGACGATAACCCTACGCTTCCGGCCCAGTTCGTGGCCGATCTGAAAAAAGAATACACCGGCACGGTCTACTATAACCGCTTTATCTTGGGGCAGTGGATGGCCGCCAACGGCGTGATCTACCGCCTGCTGGCCGACAGCCTTGCCGCCGGAGATGGGCGTTTTTTCTGGCCTGTGGACAAGCCGCTGCACCCGTGGCGGGTGCGCATCGGGGTGGACTTTGGCGGCAACGGCTCCAAACACGCCTTTGTGGCAACAGCCATCCTACCGGGCTGGTCCGGCGTGGTAGGGCTGGCATCCCAGCGCATCGACCCGGTGGCGCAGGATGCCGACTTTCTGGCCGACCGGCTGCTGGAGTTCTGCATGGCTGTCTTTGCCCGCTGGGGCGAGATCCAGTACATCTTCTGCGATTCCGCGGAGCAGACGCTGATCAACCACATCCGGGCAAGGTTCCGGCGCTGCAAACTGAGCTGGCTGGCCGACCGGGTGGAGAACAGTGCCAAGATACGCATCAATGACCGCATCCGCCTGACCTGCATCCTGATGGGCGGCGGGCGGTTCTGGCTGCTGCCCGAGGCTTCCACCCTCCGGGATGCCCTTGCCACGGCCCTGTACAGCGGCAAGCACCCCGGCGTGGACGAGCGGCTGGATGACGGCAGCACCGATATCGACACATTGGACGCTTACGAGTACACTATCGAGCGCGATTTCAAGAGGTTGACCAACACATGAACATCACCGCATTTCTGAACTACCTGAACAAGACGCGCGGGTGGGCCATCGATGCCGACTACTACGGCTACATCGAGACCTGGCGGCAGTGGTGGCAGGGCAGCGTGCCCAAGGTGCACACCCGTGCCGCTGAATACGCAAACGGCACAAAGAAGCGCCCTATTGCCTCCCTGCGGATGCCGAAACGGGTCTGCGAGGACTGGGCAAACCTGCTGCTGAACGACCGCACCACCTTCCAGATCAAGGACGCTGCCACCGCCCGGTATCTGCTGGGCGACGATGAGCAGCAGGTGGGCGGCCTGCTCCGGGAGCTGCACTTCTGGCGCAATGCCAATGCTCTGGTGGAACAGGCCTACTGGTCCGGAACCGGTGCCTTTGTACTGAGTGCCGAGAATCTGACTGTCGTGAAAGGGAAAGCCGTCCCCGGCCCGGATACCCGCCTGAAGCTGGACTATGACCCGGCTTCCTGCATCCTGCCTCTGCGGGTGGAGCGGGGCATCGTGAGCGAAGCGGCCTTTGTCTCCGAGTGTATGATGGAGGGCAAGCCCGCGGTCTATCTGCAGACCCACACCGGCAATGAGACCCGGCGCACCATCCGCAACGAGTGGTTCCGGGTAACGGATGGGGTCTCCGGTGCTCCGGTGTTTGAAGCACTGCAGGCCCCGCCGGGTACGGCAGAAAGCATCACGGTGGAGGGTTCCCCTCCCTGGTTTGCCCTGTTCAGCCCGGCCGCAGTCAAGAACCTTGACGGCGGAACAGGGCTGGGCATGAGCGTCTTTGCCGAAGCACTGGCCGAGGCCCAGGGCATCGACCTTGCCTTTGACAACTACCGGGAGGATATCCGGCTGGGTCACAAGAAGATCTTCTACTCTGCGGACATCTGCCGCAAGGTGGTAGATCAGGAGGGCGTGGAACACTCTATTCCGCCCGATGATGATGTGCAGAGCCAATTCGTTACCCTGCCCCAAAAGGAAGGGAGCCTCGACCAGTCCAGCGAATACCACGAATACAACCCTGACCTGCGGGTGGAACAGAACCACAAGGCTGTGCAGGATATGCTGAACCTGTTCAGCTTCAAGTGTGGTCTGGGCTGTCACCGGTACAACTTCGAGCTGGGCAACGTGACCATAGCCGCCGAGTACAACGGCAGCCGTCAGGATCTGGTGGCCAGCGCCAACAAGAACCAGATCCCCATCGAGGGGGCGCTGGTGGGCATCGTGCGGGCCATTCTGTGGGCGGCAAAGAACCTGCAGGGGGCGGCGGTGGCCCCCGACACCCCCATCTCTGTGGACTGGGACGACAGCTACATCACTGATGCCGAGACCCGGATGAGCCAGATGCGGGACGATGCCCTGAGCGGCCTTTTGCCCCGGTACAAGTATTTGTCTGCCCGGTACGGGGTCAGTGAAGAGGATGCCCGCAAGCTGGCACAGGAAGCCGCTGACGAAAACAAGCAGCCTGAGTTGAGCTTCGGCGGGGGCGGCTGATGCTGGCCCCGGACTATCTCGACCACGCACCCGACCGGCTGGTGCTGCTCTGGCAGCAGGTCGAGGATGATATCCTGCGGGATGTGGCCCGGCGCATCTCCAAAATGGAAGCCCTGACCACCACGGCCAACTGGCAGCTGTGGCGCTATGAGCAGACCGAAGCCCTCCGGCAGGACGTGGTGAAGAAGCTGGCCCGGTACACCGGCAAGAGCGAAGCCGAGATCCGGCGGCTCATGCAGGAAGCGGCCACCCGGGCCATGGAAGCCGAGGACGAGATCTACTATCACTACGGCAAGGAGCCCACGCCCTTTGCCGAGAATGAGACCCTGCAGGCCCTGCTCAACGCCGGTTACCAACAGACCGCCGGAACCTTCCACAACCTGACCGCCACCACGGCCAACACCGTCAGCGGCCAGTTTGAAGCCGCTCTCGACCGTGCCCATCTCAAGGTGAGCAGCGGCGCGTTCGACTACAAGAGCGCCGTCAAGAGTGCGGTGGACAGTCTGGCCGACACCATGAAGTACGTCACCTACCCCACCGGCCACACCGACACGCTGGAAGTTGCCGCCCGCCGGGCGGTGCTGACTGGTGTGAATCAGACCGGTGCAAAGCTGCAGGTGGCCCGGGCCGATGAGATGGGGGTTGAGTTCTTCGAGACCACGGCCCACGGCGGGGCCCGCCCTTCCCACGCTGAGTGGCAGGGCAGGCAGTTCCACCGGGGCGGCGCTGTGGACTACATGGGCAAGCATTACCCGGACTTCGAGGCCGCCACCGGCTACGGCACCGGGGCCGGGCTTTGCGGCTGGAACTGCCGTCATACCTTCTTTGCCATCTTCCCTGAGCTGGGTGCACCGCCTGCGTGGACGCAGGAGAGCTTGGAAGCCCTCAACGCCCGGGACATCGAGTACAACGGCGGCAGATACACCCGGTACGAGATCAGCCAGATGCAGCGGGCCCGGGAACGCACCGTGCGCAAGTACAAACGCCGGTATCTGGCAGAGGATGCCGCCGGGGCCGACACCACCGCTGGCGCGGTGAAGCTGAGGCAGGCCCGTCAGGATCTGGCCGACTTTATCAGCGCCACCGGCGGCAGGGCGGACAGCGCCCGCACCAGCGTTGCCGGGTTTGGTCGGAGCGCCAGCAGTAAGGCAATGTGGGCGGCGAAGAAGTTTGATTCCGTGTTGCCAAACCAGCGTGGCAGTGGTGGCTCCTCCGGGCAGAGCGGCGAAACAGTTCATAAGTACCTGGGAAAAGTCGATTTGAAAGACACCCAGCAAGTGGAAGCCCTTAAGGATTCATTCTGCAGCAGCTATGCCAATTCCAAAGTCGAGAATATGATGGTCATCACCCGCAACGGTGAAGTCCATTATATGACCGACAATAATCCCCGAGGGGTTGACTGCTCGTATCTGGGTGGTAAACTGAAAGGGAGCTACAACATCCACACACACCCGCCAGATACCACACAATATTCCTTCAGCACCGATACAGACATCCCGGCAGCATTTGCCGATGGCACCCGCATCATGGAAGCTGTGGACTACAAATACAGGTATCAATTTGCTGTTCCGCGTGAAATCACCTTTGAGCAGTGGGAAACCGTGTGTGAGGAAGTTCGTGAGGAACAGAACGCCGTGATGGCAAGCCGTGGCTATGGATTCGATGACTACGAAGAAAACATCCAGCACGTCATTATTGACGAAACCTGCCGTCGGCTTGGTTTGAAATGCTACCACAGGGAGAAACGGAAATGAGTTACACACTGGAACAGATAGATCAGCTTACTAAGAAAAGCGTTCAGCGAGAACGTTCCCTTGTTGCTGAGTATAAACGCACCCACTCTGTTCCCAGTAGAGGAATTATTTCCACGCCTGAAATTGATGCCGAACGAGCCGAACAGAAGCGTTTATATGGCGAGTATTGCAAATTGATTGCGAACAGAAAGGGTTGAGGTGTTATCATGGAAGATTTTCGTATCATCTACCGCATTTTGAAGTATTTGCAGCAAAGCATGGACTTTGAGGAGTTCGATTGCGCTGGCTTTACTGCCGAGCGCTTCGGTACGAATCCGAACCGCTTTCAGGCTCTCCTGATTCAGCTTCAGAAGGCTGGGTTCATTGAGGGCCTGAACATCGTTCGCTACATTCGCCAGCCGGAGCGCATCGAGCCGCCCATGGAACCGCATATCACCTTGCAGGGGCTTGAATATCTTCAGGAAAACAGCCTGATGAAAAAGGCCGCTGCATTTGCAAAGGGTGTTAAGGAAATCGTCCCCGGCATCTAACAACCAAATACCGCAAGCGTCTTTGCCCAGCCGGGCAGGGGCGCTTTTTTCATGCCGTCTTAGCTCATTCTGGAAGAGCGCCGGTCTCCAAAACCGGAAGCGGGAGGTTCGATGCCTCCAGACGGTGCCATCGCAGAGGGCAGTGCGTACCCTGCCCACAACCGAACACGGACGGAGAACCGTGTCACCAAACCGTGGTTTCACCAACAGAAAGGAGTTTTTCCACCATGAAGCGTGAAGACGTGAAGAACAAGATCCCCGGCATTACCGAGGAGCAGCTGAACTGGATCATGGCCGAGAACGGCAACGATGTCAACCGGGAAAAGACTGCCGCCGAGCAGTACAAGACCCAGCTGGAAAACGCCCAGGTTCAGCTCAAGACCGCCCAGGACGGCCTTGCTGCCTTTGACGGTAAGAAGAAGCCCGAGGAATACGAGGCAGACATTGCCAAACTCAAGGGCGATATGCAGGCACAGGCTGATGGCTTTGCCTTTGACAATGCCCTGAACACCGCCATTCTGGGAGCCAAGGGCCGCAGCGTCAAGGCGGTCCGGGCACTGCTGGATCTGGATGCCCTCAAGGGTTCCAAGGACCGCACCACCGATATCTCCAAGGCTCTGGAAGAAGCCGCCAAGGCGAACCCCTGGGCCTTTGGCGAGGCGGAAGAAGGCGGCGCTGGTTCCGTTCACGTTTCCAGCGGCAAAGAGCACGTCACCCCGCCCGCCGGGGACGTTGACCCCGTGACCGCTGCCTTCAAGGCGATGAACCCCGATATCAACATTGAATGAGAGAAAGGATATTCTTATGGCACATGAAGCACAGGTCCGCTATTCCAATCTGGTCGACCTCAAGCTGCGCAAGACGCTGGTGAAGAAAGTCGGCGTGATCTGCAACAACCGCTACGAGGGCAGCCCCAAGGCAGGTTCCGTCAAGGTTCCCGTCCGCGACACCGAGGTGGTGGTGAACGACTACGACAAGGCCAAGGGTGCAAAGCAGACCAGCGGCGATACTACCTACCTCACCGTCAACATCGACCACGACAAGGCCGTGAACGAGATCATCGATGGTTTCGATGCAGAGAGCGTTCCCGGCAATCTGGTGGCTGACCGCCTGGACAGCGCCGGTTACTCTCTGGGCCTGCAGATGGATTCTGACGGCTCCGTGGAGCTGACCACCGCAGGCACTGCCTTCGGCAATACCACTGCCCTGACCGAAAAGACCATCTACGCCAACATCGTGGATGCACGCACTCAGCAGTCCTCCATCGGCGTGCCCACCGCAGGCCGCTGGCTGCTGGTCTCCCCGGACACCTACGGCCTGCTCCTGAAGAGCCCCGAGTTCATCAAGGCTTCCGACCTGGGCGACGCGGTCGTTCAGACCGGCGCTGTGGGCAAGATCGCAGGCTACACCGTGTTCGAGGATTCCACCCTGGGCGAGAACGTGGAGTATGTGGCCGGTCATCCCAACTGGTTCGCCGTCATCGATGAGTGGGCCGTTCCCGTCCACCTGCAGGATCTCTCCGGCTCTGGCGACTTCATCGGCGCATCTGCCGTGCAGGGCCGCAAAGTCTACGCCTACAAGGTCACCAAGGACCAGACCATTCTTGTTAAGAAGAAGGTCGCAGCATAAGGAGGCCGCCATGCTTTACTGCACCTACGAACAGTACCAGACAGCGGGCGGTACGCTGGACGAGGCTGCCTTTGACACGCTGTGCGCCCGGGCTTCCCGGCTCATCGACCGGCACACCTTTGGCCGGGCAGAGCCCCACGCCAGGGCCTGTGCCGGGTGCGCCGCCCTGCTGGCCGATGCCTGCGTCCAGATCGTCGATGCCATGAGCGCCGCACAGAGCGCCTGTGCCGTACCCGGGGCTTCCAGCGTGTCCAACGATGGCTACTCCGTCACCTTCGCCAGCGGGGCGCTTTCCGAGCGGCTTGCAGCGGAAGCGCAGAGCATCCTCTCCAACGCGCTGGGCAGCGACCCCCACGGCCTGCTGTATCGGGGGTGTTTCTGATGCAGTGCAGCGTTACCGTTGTGAACCTCATCCACGACACCGCCACCGAGACCGACCAGCCTGTCTGCCACGTCATCCCCGGGAGCAGCTGGCGGGAGAAGCTGGACACCTCCGGCGGCGACCCCCAGCGGACGGTGCACATCCGGCTGCCCCCTGCCGCCGGGTATCTGCCCTATTTCCAGTGGGCAAAGCTCCCGCCCGGGGAAAAGGCGGCACACTGGACGCTCAAGCGGGGCGGCAAGCTCATCTGCGGCGCTGTCCGCAGCCTGACCGAGGCCGAGTATGCTGCCCTCGAGAAAACACACGTCTGCTGCACGGTGGCGGCGGTCTCCGACAACCGGGAACCGCTGCTGCCGCATTTTCATGTAGAGGGGAGCTGAGGAAATGAGTGCACCCGTTATTGACCTGAAGCTCAGGTTCCGGCCCGGCTTTCAGGCCGAAATGGACAAAGGCTTCCAGAAGGTCCAGTATGCGTTCTCACAGCAAGTTGCCAAAGCTGTGGACCCTTATGTACCCTTCGACACCGGCACGCTGAAGAACAGCGTCAACCAGGCATCCGACTTCAAAGGCGGAAAGCTGGTCTATAACACCCCGTATGCCCGGCGGCAGTATTACCTGCACACGCAGGGGCAGGGTCTGCATGGAGAGAACCACCTGCGCGGCTCCTACTGGGGCCAGCGGGCCATTGCTGACCACAAAGACGAACTGATCCAGTTCGCCAAAAACGCCGCCCAAAAAGAGCTGGGAGGTGGAACGTAATGCCCAAAGCGTCCATTACGGCCCTGCGGGAGTGGCTCAAGACCTGCCCGCTCATTGCAGAAGAGCAGGATGCCACAGGTGCGGCCTTCCGCATTGCCGGGCTGGAAGAGGAAGCCACCGCTTTTTCCATTGAGGACAGCCCCACCGACCCCATTGTGGAAAGTTACATCTCCGGGCGGGATCTGGCGAAGAACTACCTCTTTTTGTCCAGAAGGGAGTTCGGAGAGACCGATGTGCTCACCATTGAGAACAGCGGCTTCTTTGAACAGCTGGCCGACTGGGTAATGGAACAAAATGACTGCGGCATCCTGCCTGACCTGAGCAAATGCGGGCACGGCAAGGAGGCCCAGAGCATTGAAGTCACCTCCACCGGCTACATCGTCACTGACGGTTCCGGAAGCTGCAAAATGCAGATGCAGCTCCGGCTCATCTACTATCAACCCAAACTTTGAAAGGAGACCATCCTATGACTGTTTCCGAAACCCTGGCCGCGCTCAAGACCAAGAAGGGCATCGTGCCCAGCGCGGACTACACCGGCACCGAAAAGGCCGATGACTTCATCTTTGCCATCCAGACTGATGCCGCCACCCAGACCAAGGAGAGCGACTGGGTCGTGTTTGCAGAGCGTGTCAAGGAGCACTCCGGTGCCCTGAATGCTTCCACCGAGGACGTGGCCTATATCCGCGCAGGTACTGTCACCGAGAAGGGCGAGACCCAGCGCACCTTCTCCCTGAACGGCAACCGCTGCGTGGGCGATCCTGCGCAGGATTTCCTGCTCTCCCACAAGGTCAAGTTCGGCTCCGGCACTGAGGTGGTTTTCCCCTACATCTACTTCAGCGCAAAGACCGGCAAGGGCGAGAAGGGCGAAGCCGCCTTCATCGTCACTGCCGATTCCAGCGGCTCCGCCAGCAACTCCGCAGGTTTTGCCTGCGACGTGAAGGGTGTTGGCGTTCCGGCTGAGTTCGACTACCTGACCGTAGCCGCAGCAGGCTGACCCCCGATTTTCAATGATTCATACAGCCCTCGTTCCCGGTGAACGGGGGCCCTTTTTGTAACAGGAGGACTTCTATGATCATCAACGGCATTGAATTTGATTTTTCCACCCTGAACGCCAACGACGTGGATCGGATGCTGGCTGCACAGACCCGGCAGCAGGAACGTGCTCGGACGGAGGGCAGCCGCTACACTCCCGAGAGCGATTACCCTGCCTGGCTGCGCTTCCAGTGCCGCATCTTTATGGACTACCTGGACGAAGTTCTGGGCGAGGGTGCTTCTGAGAAACTGGGGTTGGACGGCAGCAACTTCAACGCCTGCCTGACGGTCAGCAAGGCCTTTGCCAAGGCCATGGCCGCAGAAAAGGCCAGTGCCAGCGCGCTGATCCACCCCGCCGAGGAGCGGGCACAGGTTTCGGCAGTACAGGCCATCCCTGCCCCCATGAACCGTGAGCAGCGCCGGGCCGTAGCCAAGGCACATCCCGCCGTGGTGGATTTCCGGGCACAGGAAGAGGCAAAGGCCGCCCGCCGTGCCCAGCTGAAGGCAGAGCTTGAGGCACTGGACAATGCATGACCTGCTGACGGACACCCTGCCCACCGAGTGGGAGGGCCGCGCCATCGACCCTGACTTCCGGCCCATGATCTGGCTGCTGATCCGCACCCGCCGCGCCAAAACCGACGAGGACAGCGCCCGGCTGATTGCATCGGCCATTCCACTCTTCTTTGTGGAGCCAATCCCGGTGGCGCAATATCCGGAAGCCTTTGAATCTCTGGTGCGCTTCTGCCAGGGCGGCGGCCCAGAGGACGAGGAACGCACCGGGACTGGCAGCGGCGACCCGCAGGACGAGCCTGTGCTGGACTACCGGTGCGATGCCGACTACATCGTGGGGGCCTTTCAGCAGGCCTACGGCATCGACCTGACTGCTGACAAGGTGCACTGGTGGCGCTTCAAAGCACTGCTGCACGCCCTGCCGCCGGAAACGCCGCTGGGCAAGATCGTGGAGATCCGGGGCAAGGACACCTCCGGTATGGACAGGGCCGACCGAGACTACTACGAGACCCTGAAAGAGCGCTTCGCCCTGCCGGATGGGCTGAAGGGGGTGAAGCGGAACGAGACCCTGCAAGAGCACGAGGACGCTTTCCTCGACCGCTTCGGCTGATTCCCGCGCCCCGGTGCCCTGCCCCTTCTGCGGCAGAGCGCTGCCCGTGTGGGCGGCTCCCGAGGCCTGCGCCCACGGTTTGTGGGTAAAATGCAAAAACCCCGCATGTAAGCGGGAGGTAGAAATCAAGTTATAGCAGCCTGTGCCCCTGTGCCCGCGCTCCGATTGAGAGGTGGACACAGTGGCATTTGATTTTAGCGTTACCGGCAACACCAAGTTGGACACCAGCGGCTTCACGCAGGGTGTCAGCAGCATGACCGTCGCCGCCGGAACGCTGATAGCAGACCTGGTAAAGACGGCCAGCAGCCAGCTGACGAATCTTGCCCAGAGCACGATCCGGAACGGCTCCGTCTACGAGACATCGCTTGCCAAAGTCGGAACCATCGCCGATCTTGGCAAGCTTTCGATCCAGAAGCTGGGCAGTCAGATCACGGACATGTCCAACACCATAGGCATTGCGGCCACGGATATTGCTGAGGCTACCTACCAGGCCATCAGCGCCGGGCAGGACACGGCCAACGCTGTGGAATTTGCAGGCCAGGCAGCGAAACTAGCAACCGCCGGTTTTACCTCCACGACCTCCGCCGTGGATATCCTGACCACTACCCTGAACGCCTACGGCTTGAGCGCCGACCAGGCGACCCACGTTTCGGATGTGCTGCTGACCACGCAGAACCTTGGCAAGACCAGCGTAGACGAACTTTCGTCCAGCATGGGCCGTGTCATCCCGCTGGCTGCTGCTTACAATGTCAGCGTAGAAAACCTGTCCAGTGGTCTGGCCGTGATGACCGCCAACGGTATCGCCACTGCCGAGGCGACAACTTACACAAAATCCATGCTGAACGAGCTGGGCGACACCGGGTCCAGCGTCGGCAAGATTTTACAGCAGCAGACCGGCAAGAGCTTTGCCCAGCTGAGTGCTGACGGCAAGAGCCTGGGCGATGTGCTGCAAGTGCTGTATGACAGCGTGGGTGGTGACAGCACCGCCTTTGCCGGGCTATGGTCCAGCGTGGAGGCCGGAACCGGCGCTCTTTCGCTGGCATCTGGCGGCGCGGACAAATTCAACGGCGTGCTGGCCCAGATGGTGGACAGTGCCGGAGCGACCGACACCGCCTACCAGACCATGACTGACACCTTCCAGCACAGCATGGAAAGCCTCCAGACAACGGCAGAGAACCTGAGTATTGACCTGTTCGAGGCCATGGAGCCGGGCCTGATGGAAGCCGCCAACTGGGGCACCGATTGCCTGAATACCCTGACGAGCGCTCTGAATGAGAGCGGCCCGGCGGCCATGCTGGACGCAGCCAGCGGAATTCTGGAAGACCTGACCGCAGGTGTTGTTCAGATGATCCCCGGACTGGCATCGGCAGCAACGCAGGTCATCACCAAGCTGGTGCAGTATCTGGCTGACCATCAGGACGAGATCTTCGATGCCGGCATCCAGCTGCTGAAACAGCTCATCATCGGCATCACCGACAACCTGCCCCAGCTGATCACAGCAGCGGCGGAGTTGATTGCCAAGTTCTCTGCCGCACTGATCTCCCATCTGCCAGATCTGCTGAACTGTGGCGCGGCCCTGCTGACCACTCTGGTAGACGGCATTCTCCGCAGCATCGAGAACCTGGGCGAAGCCGCCATTGCCTGCATCGCCAAGCTCACCGGCGTGTGGGACGGCAGTATGGATGAGTGGGGCCACATCGGCGAGAACATCGTCACCGGCCTGCTGAACGGCATCACCGGGATGTGGGACACGCTGGTGTCCACAGTCAAGGGCAAAGTCAACGGCATGGTGAGCACCGTCAAGAACGTGCTGGGCATCCACTCGCCCTCGAAGGTGTTCACCGAGATCGGCGAGAACGTCACGCAGGGCCTTGTCAACGGCATCAACACCGGTGTACCGGCGGCAGAGCAGGCCATCCAGAACATTGCCCAGACCCTCTCCACCTACGGGCCGGATTTTGCTACCGTAGGAGCTACCATCACGGAGCAGTTCCGCACCAAGCTGGACGAGGGATGGGCGCAGATCCAGGCTGACATCCAGACGGATGCGCTGGGGGCCATCGAGACGCTGGCAACGGCCCTCAAGGATGGCGACCTCGAGAGCCTGGGTCTGTGGGCGGCCAGCTACTTCTGGCAGGCCTGCACCAAGGAGCAGCAGACCCAGATTCAGGCCGTAGCCATGGGGGCCCTGAACCAGCTGGGCAGCGCCCTTTCCGGCGTGTTCGGGAACCTGAGCCAAATGGCCATGGGTCTGGTGGCGCAGTTCGTGCCCGCCGCAGCCAGCGCAACCACGAGCCAGATCGCCCTGAACACCGCCATGGACGCAAACCCCATCCTCTTCGTCATCTCCCTCATCGGGATGTTGGTGGGTGCCCTGTTGAGCTTTTCCGGCAAAAACGCGGATGTGGCCAACGCTTTCCAGAATGTCTGGGCGGGCGTTGAGGACTTTATGAGCTACATCTTCGAGGGCCTGATGCGCATCGTGGCGGCGGGCATCGAGGGCTTTGTCATCCTCATCAACGGCCTCATCGGCCTGTATAACTCCGTGGCGTGGCTCTGGGGCGACCATGTGGATTACATCAGCAATCCAGCCTGGAACTTTGCCAACCAAATTGCCGCCGACCGCAAGGCCCGGCAGGCCGAGCGAAAAAAGCAGCAGGAAGCTGCCAACAACCCCAGCAGCTCCGGCACTTCCACCAACTCCCAGAAGGTCATCGAGAGCATGACCGACACCAGCAAGACCACCAGAGCAGACGGCAGCACCGTGACCACCAAGGTGCTCACCGAGAAGCTGCAGGATGAGACCGGCAAGATCACCCAGAGGGTGACCAAGACCGTCACCGAGGCAGGTACCAAACTGGTGGACGGCGTGGAGCGCTCCTACAAGACCGTGACCACCTATGTGGACGGGGTCCAGACAAAGTTGGAGCGCAGTTTGGATGACATCGCTAAGACCACCACAGGCACAAAACCTGGCTCCACCACGTCGACAGCCCCCACCCCGGACAAAGACCTGACCGATGCTGTGGAGGCCAACACCGAGGCCCTGCTGGCCGCAAACAGCAAGCTGGCCGAGATGGTGCGGCAGGCCAATTCTCTGGTGCTGTCGGACAACATGGCCATCAGCCGGTCTGTGGCCGCTTCCGGCACGGCACAGGTGGCCGCAGCCGCCAACCAGTACCACCGGGAGGGCGGCACCACCACCATCATCCAGAACATCCACTCGAAGGCCCAGAGCGCCGCCGACCTCGCCCGCGAGACCCGCTGGGAGGCTGACCGCGCCAAGGCCCAGAAGCACTGAAAGGAGGCACCCGAATGGAACGACAAGATCACCTCATGCTCGTGACCGATGCGGGCGCAGAACTCCATCTGGGCTGGGATCACGACATCCCCTATACCATGGACCCGCTCAACGGCGTGCCGGTGGACTTACAACTGGCGCAGGGCGTCAATCAAGTGGGCCAGACCGTCGAAGATCAGAGCGTAGCGGGGGTGTACCGCCAGATCACCGCCGACTGCTGGGGCCCCCACGGCGATGCAGACGCAGATCTTCTGCTCCGCACCCTGACCTACAAGACCGCGGGCACCCTCTACTTCGGGGACAAATGGTTCTGCCGTTTCGTGGTCAGCAAGACCCCCTACACCGTCCAGCTCCACGGCTTCGTCCGGCTGGAGATGATGCTCTTCTGTCCCAAGCCCTTCTGGTACAGCCTGACTGCTGCCAGCTACACGCTGGGCGGCTTCACGGCAGCCTTCCGGTTCCCGGTCAACTACGCGCAGCCCCACCGCTTCGGCATCCGGCAGCCCAACACCTTTGTCAACTGCCGGAACTCCGGGGCGCTGCCGGTGCCTTTCACCGCTACCCTCAGAACGGACGCCTCGGTGGTCAACCCCTGCATCCTCAACGTCATCACCGGCGAGCGCATCCGCATCCTGACCACCCTGACGCAGGAGCAGACCATCGAAATTTACCGCACAACCACCGACCAACTGGCCGTCAAGCGGACGGAGCACCAAGTCGAAGAGAACATCTTCGCCCTGCTGGACGAGGACAGCGACCTTGTGGAGCTGGCCCCCGGTGACAACCCGCTCAAGACCGAGGCCGACAGCAACGTGGACAACCTGCAAGCCACCGTGACCTTCTACCAGATGTATTCGGGCATCCTGCCGGAGGTGATCGCATGACGCTGGACGTTCTGGACGAGACCACCCTCGCCCGGCTAGGGCAAATCGGGGTGTGGGTCTCCCTCTACTGGGACGAGCCTTACAACACCCTGCAATCTTCCTTGCTGGAAGTCCGCCCCACGCGGGAGAACCTGTCCCTGCTCCGGGAGGGCCGCTGGCTCCGGCGCAGTGACAGCAATGTGCCCATGCGCATCTGCCACCGCTCCAACGAAAACGAGGGTGCGAACCTCGTCTGCACCCTCTACCCGGCCACATGGATCTTGAGCAAGCGGGTCAGCACCGAGGTCGTCAAGAACGAGAACGCGGAGGCCGCCATGCGCCGCCTTGTGGCCGCAGCGGCCCCGTGGCCCCGGTTGGAGCTGGGCGAGCTGGTGGGCTTCGATACCCACTACACCGCCCAGACCTCCGGCGGCTCCGTCCTCGGCTACCTGACCACCATCGGGGCCGCGTGCGACCTCGGCTTCCGCATTGTCCTCAGCGGTAAAAATGCAGATAAGAAGCTGCAGTTCGAGGTCTACCGCCCCACGGCAGACCCCAACAACCGCTTCAGCACCAAATGGGGCAGCCTGACCGGGGCCAGCTGGGCCTTCGGCGACAACGACTACTGCAATGTGGCTGTAGTACAGGGGGCCGGAGAGGGCGCCAATCGCGCCACCGTGACCGTCGGCCTCACCGACGCAGCCGGGGCCGACCGGCGGGAACTCTACGTGGACGCCCGCGATGTCCAGCCTGACGAAGAGAAAGGCGAGACCAACACCTCACCGGACTACCTGCAGCGGCTCATGGACCGGGGCACCAACAAGCTGCTGGAACAGCTCCGCACCGGCAGCATCGAGGTCAGCCTCGACGCTGACCTCTCCCCCGGCGACGTGGCCATCTGCACTCTGCCGGAGCTGGGCTACAAGGCCACCGTTCGGGTGGCAGACGTCATCACACAGAGCCAGAGCGACGGCACCACCCGCACCCTGCGGCTGGGCACGCCGGTCTGGCACAGGCTCTAAGGAGGGTTATTTTGAGCAACATCGTTACTTACCCCCTCAACGGCATCGACTACGACGCCGCCGACGCTGCCGGGTACACCGCCACCCGCACGTCGGGCGTGTACAGCAGCGAGGAGGATTTCGCCGTCACCGCGGCGGGCGGCTTGTCCGTGACCGTCAGCGCGGGCGTGGGCTGGGTACACCCCGCCCGGTTTGAGGGATACAGCGTCATCATGCGGGAGGCCGAGACCCTGGCCCTCGCCCTTGCGGACGGCCAGCGCACCCGCATCGACAGCATCGTGCTGCGCTACGACGCAGCGGCCCGCAAGTCCTCCCTGCTGGTACTGCAGGGCACCCCCGACACTCAGCCCACCGCGCCGGGCATCTCCCGCACGGCGCTGCTGTACGACCTGTGCCTCGCCCAGATCACCCGCCCGGCGGGCTCCACAGAGATCACGGCGGGCACCATCACCGACACCCGGCTCGACCCCTCCCTCTGCGGCGTCATGCGGGACGGC